ACAGGACAGGCTTACTCAGATGAGAATTGTATGAGATTAAAGAATGCGAAGGTACTCTATGATATGGGTATGAAAGTAGCAGCAGTTGCTTTAATGTGCCAAACTAGGTCGGTATACGACGCAATGAAATTTGCAGGAACTCCCTGCCCGATAAATAATCCTGTAACAGGTGAAGGGTTAATAGGACAAGAAGCTACAGCAGAGTGGAGGTTAAATCCTAAAAAGGTTCCGCCTAAACCACCTGCTTCTAATATGAACAGAGGAGTATTCCTTGAGAAATTGGTTGGTGGCATTATGGGTGTGTTGCTTCTCGCTATCCTCGTTATCTGACCCAGAGATAATTGAGCATCAGATAGCAGATGATGGTTGGGTGGAAGTACCTCTTGACTTTACCTTTCCTTTTTATGGAAATATGTATGTAACAAGTTTTATGTTTTCCAACGGTGTAGTTGGTTTCTTAGAGCCAAATCCTCAAGACTGGGGTTTATGTTGTGATGGTCAAGACTTAAACAACTTTACAGGAAGTAAATTTAACTACACCATTATGCCTTGGCATACAGATTTAATAGACACAGGTATAGGTAGATTTTATACACAAGGTGATGAAACATACCAGAAGTATATGTGGAAAGATTTGTCAGAGTATTACGACAGAAACACAAGCAATACATTTGACTTGACAATATACCCAATGGGTAACATAGAAGTTAATTACGAAACTGTACACATAAAGAATCACGGAGTAACAGTAGGTGTAGTTGGAGATTTAAGTGCAGGTGAATATGAACAATGGTTCTATAATGCACCTAATCAGAATGGAGCAATATACTGGGATAGTCAACAAGCAGACCCAGTAGAAATAGCAAGCGGAGAAAGCGTATGCAGTGTAATACCAGACAGTCATATCAGTTGTTTATACTACCCACAAGTCTATGCTGATAATGTGTATAATCAACAATGTGCATTGGACCCTTTGTACGATTACGGTTGTGATGGATGGAGTGATGCTTACATAGATGAATATGTTGAGGAAGATGTACCAGAAGTTTGGGAGGATGATGAGGAAAGTATTGAATCAATATTCGTCTTGGAAGAGCCAGAGGTTTTTCAAGTAATAGAAATAGAACCGTTGGATGATTACACTTTAATTGCTACTACAATAGAAGAAGCTATACCAGAAATGGAAGACTTGTTTGAAGAGATAGCACAGGAAGAATTAATAGAAGAAATAGAAGCAGAGTTAGAAGAATTCCTAGAGCCAGAGTTAGAAGAAGAACCTTTAGAAGAACCAATAGAAGAGGAACTTGATGAGCCAGAGCCAGAAGAAGACACCGTACAAGAAGAACAAACAGAAGAAGAGCCAGAACAAGAGGCGATAGTAGAAGTTGTAGAAGAGCCCAAGCTAGTACAGAAAAAGAAAGAGGCTAGTAAGAAAGAAAAGATGCGTGAGATTATAGGTAACAAGCTAAAGAATCTTGCAGTAGAAATGGGCGAAGCTGCATCACTAGAGGAACAACAAAAACTACAAAGCCTAATACTTGCACTCTTAAACTTTAATGCTGGATTCAACAGCTACAACACACAACTACTTATTGATGGTGTGTTTTATAAAGACAAGGGTATATATTTAGACAAGGATATACCAGACAATCAAAGAGGATTAAGAAACGGTTTGGCTAACGAAATACTACATAATAAATTAATGGACTTGCAATGGCAGAAGTAGAATACGGTGGGATTAAAGTAGGTGGTAGTAAGTTACTATTAATCATTCCTTTAATTGGTACAGTACTAGGTGGTGCTTGGGGCGGATTTGAAGTGTACCAAAGATACCTAGACATGGAAGCCAAAATAGATTCTTACATTGCACCCGATTTGTCAGGCATAGAAAAAGACTTAGCAGTTATAAACGAACATATGTCTACAGTAAATACACATATGGAGTTTGTCAGTAAAGAGATTGATTTGTTTAAAGAAGAACTAGACTTGATTAAAGCAAATGTTGATGAACAGATTACATATGTGAAAGAAGTAAAAAAGGATGTTAGAGAAGACATGAGACACCTTGAAAGTATTGTTAATGATGTAGAAACTAAGTTGCAAAAACAAAAAGAAAATTTAGCAACAATGATTGACAACGCTGACACAAGGTTTGACCAAAGAAGAGATGCTCTTTATTCTGATACGGATAGAAAGATTAAAGAAGTAGAAGATAGACTTAACACAAGACTACAAAGAGCCTTAGACAACCCATTAGCAAACTAGGAAAATAATATGCCATACGGACCCGGAACATACGGAAGTAAAAGAGGTAGACCACCTGTTAAAAAAACTGGTAAGAAAAAAGCTATGACTAAACGACCACATATGAAGAAAAAATAATGGCTAAAGACTCAAGACTAACTAGAGCTGGGGTCTCTGGATACAACAAACCAAAGCGTACACCTAGTCACAAAACTAAAAGCCACGTTGTTGTAGCCAAGGAAGGTGGTAAAGTTAAGACTATTAGATTTGGACAACAAGGAGTTTCTGGTGACAGAACTGCTACTAAAAGGTCAGCATCATTTAAAGCAAGACACGCTAAGAATATTAAGAAAGGTAAGATGTCTGCTGCTTATTGGGCTAACAAAGTGAAGTGGTAATGGCTAGACGAGGATTGTACGCAAACATTAACGCTAGGAAAAAAGCTGGCACAAGTAGAAGCAAAAAGAAATCTACCATTAGCAAGAAAGCCTATGCTAATATGAAAAGAGGATTTAAAAAAAATGAATGATGAGCTTAGTAGAATGCAATTACAATTAGACAAACACTCAGGCCAAATAGCAAAGCTGTTTAGCAAGATTGATGACACTAATTTATGTATACAAAAGATTAATACTTCTTTAATGCAAATTAAATGGGGTGTCTTTGGTGCATTTGCTTGGTACATAATAGGGCAAGTAGGGATTATAGAGGCAATGAGGTTAACAATATGATAGCATTTTTAACTAATGTAGCACCAATAGCACTAGGTTTTGTGGCTAAGTTGTTTGCATTAAAAAGTCAAGCAGCACAAGAACAACAAAAGCTAATGATACAGTCGTTGCAAGTGCGTAACGATTCTATTAACATGGCAAGAGATAGAGCAGACAAAGAAAGCCCAATGGCTGCACTTAACAGACGTGTAATTATATTTGTCATATTAGCTTTAATTATATTTACACAAGTAGCTCCGGTGTTTTTTAATGTACCAACAGTAATACCTACTGTAATAGAAGGAGCAAGCATACTTGGATTTGAGTTGACACCTGACACAATAGAGTATGTAACTGTACAAGCAGGTGCTGTGCTCAAGTTTGATGAAGTATTTGCTTGGGCTACTATGATTATAGAGTTCTATTTTGGAGCTCAATTAGCTAAAGGAAAATAACATGGCATTAGAATCGACAACATATATAGATGGGTTAGTAGCAACAAACCCTACAGGCACAGACCCAAGGAGTCAAGGTGATGACCACATAAGACTAGTTAAGTCTGCGGTCAAAGCTACATTCCCAAGTATTACTGGTGCTGTAACATCCACACATACAGAATTAAATAAATTAGATGGTTATACTGGTACAACAACAGAGTTAAACTACAATGATGTACCAACTCTAGGTACAGTAGAAGCCTCAAGAACGGTAACTGCTGATGCTGTAGGTACAACTAAGAAATTAAAGACACAAGAGCAAACAGAGATTGTTAATGCTATTGGCACAGTTAGCACATCAACTGCAATTAACTTTACATTAGGCAACGTAGTGACTGCTGTACTTGCAAGTGGTGGAGCATTTACAATCACTAACGCACCAAGTTCTGGTATATATGGCAAGTTTAAATTAATACTAACTAATGGTGGTACAGTAGCAGACCCTTGGCCTGCAAGCGTTAAGTTTGCTGGTGGCACTACACCTACACTAACAACAAGCGGAATAGACATTCTTACATTTGAAACGATTGACAACGGTGCTAACTGGTATGCAGTTGTTGATGGTTTAAACATGAGCTAATAAATGCCGGCACAAATAACAGTATTAAATCCTACAGGTATTAATAGAGACATTGACTCGTATGAACTACCAGAGACGCAATGGTCTGATGGTAATAATATACAATTTGACAATGACAAAACTGCCAAGGTATTAGGACAACAACAAGTATTTGGTACACCCACGGTAGCACCTTACTGGTTATTACCTTTTAACACTACAACTACTGATTACTGGCTCTACCCTAGTCTAACTAAAATATACAGAGTAAGCACATCTGGAATTACAACAACACACTCTGACATAACACGCACAAGTGGCGGTGATTATTCAGCTACTGCTGATAAAGGATGGAATGGCGGAGTCTTAGGTGGTGTAGCTATACTCAACAACGGTGTTGATGACCCACAAATGTTAGGCTCAACTTCATCTGCTTGTGCAGACCTTACTAACTGGCCAGCAAGCACAAGCTGTCAAGTTATCAGGCCTTTTAAAAGATTCTTAGTAGCACTAGACACAACAGAGTCAGGCACACGTTACCCATTTAGAGTTAAATGGTCACATCCAGCAGAGGGTGGTACAGTACCTACAACTTGGGACCCAGCAGATGCAAGTAAAGATGCTGGCTATGTAGATTTATCACAGTCTAATGGTTATGTAATAGATTGTTTGCCACTAGGTGACGTTAATATTATATATAAAGAAGATTCAATATGGTCTATGGCATTTGAAGGCGGGCAGTCTATATTTGGATTTAGGCAACTCTTTGATGATGTTGGTATCCTAGGTAGGCACTGTGCAAAAAGTTTCGATAATAAGCATTTTGTGGTCTCTGAGGATGATGTATATATACATGATGGACAGACTAAGCAGTCAATCGTAGACCAACAAATTAGAGATGAGTTGTTTAACTCTATGCACCCAGACTACAAGACGAGAACATTTGTAGCTGCTGACAGAGAAAAGAATGAGATGTGGGTATGTTTTGTATCTAACACTAATGACACAAATGCATTTGCAGACACTGCTTATGTATATAACTTTAGAAACAACAGCTGGTCTAAGAGAGATTTACCATATGTAAGTTACATTTCTTGGGGCATTGTAGACACAGTGAGTACAAGTGACTGGTCAGAGTCAGGAGACTGGGACACAGACAGTGAGTCTTGGGATTCACCACTTAAACCTACACTACTACTAGCAGCAACAAGCTCTACTAAATTATATGTATTAGGTAGTAATCAAAACGCAGGTACAAACTTTAGAGCATATGTAGAAAAAGAACATATGAATTTAGGTTATCCGGGAACAAAGACAATACAGAAAATTGTACCAAGAATAAGCGGTACAGGTTCTATAGATTTTTATGTGGGTCAAGAGATGATGCCACACGAAGGCACGACATGGAAAGGACCGTATACATTTACTAGTGGTGTGCATTCAGAGATACCGGTAAGAGCTACAGGAAATTACTTAGGAATTAGGGCAGAGTCTACTGATGCAAACACATGGTCATTAGCTAACTTAGAAGTACACTGGAGTCCGTCAGGTAATAGAGGTAGGGGTGTATGAGTATAAGGTACACTAAGTCACCAGTACCTAGTAATCCAGAGGATATACCAGCTTACTTACAAGCAGAGCTAGACAAAATATCTGCTGTAATAGGCAACATAGCTGATGGAAATATAGAAGTATCTAATGTAGAACCACCTAAGCCAAGAGAGGGAGACCTTAGGTATGCTGATGGTACAAACTGGAATCCGGGTCAAGGTAATAACTTTTATTATTTTGATGGTACAGATTGGAGAGCATATACTGGTGGAAGTGGTGCAGGAGATTTTGCTAACTTTGGAAGTGCGGTTGACCAAACAGCAGCAGCTATAAATACTGCCTATCCAATTACTTGGGATTTAACAGGGCCTAAGCAGGGAATTTCTTTGAATGGAAGTGACACTTCTAAGATAGAATTTACACACGCTGGTACATATCACATTACTCTTGTAGTAACAGTGTCATCTGGTTCAGCTTCTACAAAGACAATAGAAATATGGCCTAGAGTAAACGGAGTAAACATTGCAAATTCTGGAATAGTAAGTACAGCACACGAGAATGGGCAGAAGAAAGTATTAGCTAAAAGTGTAATGTTTACCGTAAGTGCAGGAGATTATTTACAAGCTATGTGGGCAGTGGATGATACGGATTTATTGCTAGAGCATGAGAATGCATCAGCATTTGCACCAGCAGTATCTAGTTCAACTATAAATATATTACAAGTGAGTCAATGATTGAAGGGATTAAGGGAGAGAGTGTAGAGGCTTGGTGGCCTCTCGTTGAAGAATACTTGATTGCAGCATTGAAACATGGTTTAGGGGAGTATAGTATTAATGACATAAAAAGTGCTTGTAAATCAAAGAATATGCAGCTCTGGGTAAAAATAGGTACAGAAGTAGAAGGTGCTTTTGTTACAAAGATAAGCAAATATCCACAGAAAAACATATTATGTGTATTATTATTAGGTGGAAAAGAATTTATAACATGGAGAGATGAAGCAGATGCACTCCTAAATGCATTTGGAAAAGAAAATAACTGTGAGTATGTAGAACTATTTGGTCGTAAAGGATGGGGAAAGATGCTTAAGGATATTAACTATAAAGAACAAACAAGATTATTTGCAAAGGAGATAAATAATGTCTAAAGGTGACAATCAAAGTTCAGTAAATGCAGACCCTTGGGATGTTGCTATACCTTATATAGAAAGCGGTTTTAAAGAAGCTGCTAATTTATATAATAATAACACCCCACAATATTACACTGGACAAACACAAGCTGGGTTTACACCAGACCAACTAACAGCACAGCAGGGCATTAGAGATTTTGCAACTCAAGGTGCTCCTAGTATAATGAATCCTGCATTAAGTGCATATCAGCAAGGTACTAGTGCTAACATGCTAGATGTAGCTAACAACCCATATGTAAATGATATGGCACAAGCAGCAGCAGATAGAGCAATGGCAGGTGTTCAAGATAATTTAGCAAGTATTAGAGGCGGTGCTATTATGTCAGGTGGCTATGGTGGTGGAAGACAAGGTATTGCAGAGGGTAATGCAATAGCAGGAGCTGCCGATGCAGCTAACCAAGCAGCAGCACAAATATATAGCAATGCATACGGTCAAGGATTAGGACATCAGGCTAATACATTAGGTATGACAGGAAGTCTTATGGGTGCAGGTTTTCAACCTTATGGTGCTTTAGGTGCATCTGGTCAACAACAGCAACAAAGAGAACAATCACTTATACAAGATGCGATGGCTCAACAAGAGTTTGAGCAAAACTTACCTTACCAACAACTGCAACAATATCAAGCAGGTATTACTCCTTATGCAAGTCTTGTTGGTGGAGCAGGTCAGAAAGTTAGCACAACTCCGGGTCGTACTCCATTAGAAAACATGGGTACTTTAGCTTCATTGTATGGTTTATTTTAAGGAGTAACAATGGCTAGAACATATGGAGAAATAATTACTGATTATGGAAATAAAGCATTAGATGTTGCAGGTAATGTTACAGATTGGTTTAGTGATGTAGGTAGCAGAATAGAAACTCCAGAAGTAGGGATTTGGAATACAGAGCCCGGTAATTATTTTACAAAAGAAAACTGGGGATTGGGTGACAGTAGTCTTATGACAATGGCACCAGCAGGTGTTTATGAGTCAGGTTATTTTGATAATCCCTACGATTCAGTATATGGAAGTGTCGGAGATGTTCAAGGTTTTGGCGATGAATTAGATGGTGTAAGTAGTTTGCCTGTTATAACTATTAAAAAAGGCCCAACACCTTCAGGAATTGATACAGCAGATGATAGATTTAGAAGATATGCAGCAGAAAACCTAACAAGAAATACAGGAAACGCTTCTAACATTAATAGAAACCCAGCTACTACTATTAGCCCAAGTGGTAGAAGTGGTGGAGGTACTGCGGTAGCTAGTGCAGTTCCATCAGCACCTGTATTAAGAACTCGTACATTTCCGTTTACCTCTCGCACACCTTCAGGCAGTGTATATGCACCGGATTTGTCTGCATACAATGACTCGTCTTTATTTAACTACGCTGGCCCGGGTGGTTTAGCTGAGTATACTTATGGACAAGGATTACGCACAGATGGTGCAGACTACAGTATATTTGGTTCACCGGCTAACATAGCTAATCCATATTTTGCAGGACAATTTAAAGAGCCTCAAGGACCTGCGGATGCTGCAATAAATATGCCAGCAGTTGAATTACCTGAGGGTGTACAGCCAGTAACTCCTACAGAAGTAAGTGCAGATGTTAGTATGCCTGCATTTAATGGTATTACACCTAGACCACCTAACTCTGCTGGAGATTTAACATATCAACAAACAATAGATGAAATGGGAATCTTTGGACCTAACAACCCACCTCCTAGCACACTATTTCCTAGTCCGGGACAAGCTACAGCTAATGAGCAAAATACTGTAGCTGGTAATATTGCTGGTACTCCTGATAACAGCATGATGGCTAATCAAGCAGCAGCAGATGCAGCTATGGGTAATAGAATGGGATATCCAGATAATCTTTTTGCCGGTGCTTCTGCTATGGATGATACTGCTGATATAGAAAGAGGTATACTTACTTCACAGCGTGGTACAACTATGGATGATACTGCTGATATAGAAGCAGGAATGTCTCGTGTGCCAACAGACATGCAAAGATATTTGGATGATTTTGAAGCTAGAGGTATAAGAGATAGAACAGCTGAGATAATGGACTATGCTGCAAACAATAACAGAACAGTTGGTGGTGTTACTATATTTGATGAAGGAGACCCAAGACAAATAATTCAAGATGCTATATTAAATCCTGAGACTAGGAGAGAATATAAACCTGTATATGGTGGCATAGATGGCATACCAGTAGAGCTTGGCCCAGAAAGAAGTTTTTTTAAGGCTGATGAAATAGACATACCAACTCCACCATTTAGACCTGAGGGTGTAGAAGGTGAAGATTTTTATCAAGATGTAACAGGTAACTTTTTTAGCATGGAAGATGATTTAGGTACACAACCACTAGGCCCTAATACTAGAGGAAGTAAAGGTAGCATAGATATTCCTAGTGGTCCTAATGTTAGAGGAACTAGAGGTAACATAGATATTCCTAGTGGTCCTAATGTTAGAGGAACTAGAGGTGATACAATACCAGCTGACATACCAGCTTTTTTAGATTATGACATAACTAGAGATAATGCAAACTACGAAGCTGCTGTTAATGCAAGAGATAATCAATTAAGAAATCAGCTAGATAGTAGACCTGCATATGAAAGAGATAGAATGGAATATTTAGATAACGCATATAGTGCTATTGATGTTAAATATGCAGGAAGTAAAACAAATGCTAGTCAGCAAGCTGAACTTGTTGAAGTGTTAAATGCTAATTTAGATTCATTTGGCAACGCTGCTGGCAGAGAGAATGCTGCTTTAGCAAGAGAACAACAAGATATGAGACAAGCTAACGCTACTCCTTTTGTACCTTCGTATGCTAGAGAAATAGAAGGCACTGATATGGGAGAAAGTTTATTTCAAGGTGTAGATACATCTCCTACTAATACGGTTTATCCCGGAGAAAACAGTATACCTTTTAACCCTAGTAATCCAATAGACCAGCTTGTACTACAAAAAACAGCACAAGAAGCACAGATAGCAAGAGCTAAATATGATAATGTACCTGCTAGAGCAGAAACAGGTGGTACTCCAATATCTATATTTAATGTTCCTGCAAGAGAACCAGTTAGCATGAATCAAATTGTACCTATGGTAGCTAGAACACAAAATAACATGACTGTTCCAGTCATGAGAGACTCGGCATTAGATAGAAGATATGGTGGGCCAATGAGGTTTGGAAGATAATGAATAAAGGAGAAAGATAATGGGTTATTGTACATACAACGGACAAAAAATACCCGGTACTAAAGAGTTTTGTAATCCTAGTGTAAAAGCTGGAGTTAAATGGGTAGAAGAAGATACAGAGGTTGAAACAACTGGAGGATTTTTAGACGCAGTCTCTAGTTTATGGGATGAAGACAAACCTGAAAAGTTTACAGAATATGTAGAAAGAAGGTTTGAAGAAGACCCTTATAAACTAGCTTTTGATGCAGCTATGTTAGCAGTGCCCGGTGGTCTTGCTCTTAAAGGAATAACTGGTGCAGGTAAAATGGCAAACATATTTAAAAAGACTTTTAGAAAACCTACTGATGCTGTTCCGGGAACACCAGCCTCTTCTACTTTTTCAGGTACAGGTACTTTTACTAAACCTACAGGTGTGCCTATAAATCCTAAAACTGGTCTTCCTATGCCTGCTCAAACTAAAGTACCATCTTATCCTATTAATGCACCAAATGCAGGAAAAGTTATTACTACTCCAAGACAAGGAACTTTTGCTAGACCTCTTGCAAATCCTATAAATAGAACAGCAGCTGTACCGGGTATACCAGCAGGCACAGCATTTTCTCCGGGTAGACTAGCTCTTACAGGAACTGCTCTTGGAGCTGGTGCTTATGGTGTAGATAGGAATTTATATCCTATGACTGAACAAGCAAAAGCTATAGCTCAAGAAAATGCTAATGCTTCTATGATGCCTGCAATAGAACAGCTTGATGCAATAAAAGCACAAGACGATGCAATAAAAGCAGCTGAAGAATTAAAAATTAAGAAACAAAATGAAATAGACAATATGAGTTTCTTTGATAAATTTAAATTAGGAATGAAAGACCCTACTACTGCTGCTTTGTTTGGTGCTGGATTAAGAGACATAGGTGGCAATAAACCGGGAGGAAATCAATTAGGCACAATGCAAATGGGATTAGCTAAAGCAGCAGCTTCTGCTAGTGGTCCAAGTGCATCATTGTTTAATGCAACTAAACTATCAGAATCTGCTTTAATGGATAGGTTTACTGATAGCAAGTCGTTTATAAGTTTCTTTGGAGATAGCGAAGAAAAAAGAAAAAAGAAAGCAACTTACATGGTTGGAGTGTATAGAAGTTTACAAGCACAATTACTTGCTGCTGGTTTGCCGGCAGATGATAAAACAGTAATGGCAATGCTTGAAGAAGAATACGGTAAAAAAGCATAGAGGTAAGCAATGGCTGTTAATCCATTTGTAAAAGAAGAGGAAGAAGAAAATCCTTTTGCTAATTTTGATTTTGGTGGTGTAAGTTATGAAGAAGTAGGAAATCCTTTTGAGGATTTTAATTTCGCATCTGTAGATTTTTCTGGCAAAGATTCTGATTCATTAGGATATTCTTTTGATAGAGCAATGAAAGCTGGTGGTCGTGGACTATCGGAGCTATTGCCACGCATGGGTTTAAATGTTCCTCAAGGCATACAAGACTACTCTGCTAAATTACAAGAAGCTGGTGAAACTGGAATGCAAGACTACGCTCCAGAATACCAAGGTGAAATTACACAACAAAGTTTAAAAGATGTTCCCGGATTCTTAGGAGAAAAACTAGCAGAGAATGCTACTGCTATGGGTATTACTATGTTTGGTTTAACATTGGGCCAATCGTTAATGAAAGGCCCGGGTGTTTCTAAGTTAATAGGTGCTGGTATTACAGGTGCTACTGCTGGATTTAACTACTTAATGTTATTAGACGAAGCAGTAGAAACTCATGCAGCAGCAGCCGGTAAGACTGTAGACGATTTAACCGAAAGTGAAATTGGTAATGCTAGTTTTACAGCTATACAAAACGCAGGTCTTGATTTTATTCTTCCGGGTATATGGGCAAGGTCTATGAAAAAAGCAGGATTGCCTGCTAAGAAATCATTAAAAGAATTAGCTGATAATTTAAAAACAACTGATAAAGAAAAGATTGGTTCTATGCTCTATAAAGGAGCAAGACAAACATTAAACTCTGCATTAATAGAAGGTAGTATAGAGTCTGCACAACAAGCCAACATGATGCGTACATCAGTGTTAGGAGTTGAAGGTATAAATCCTGAGTCTATGTTGACAGATTTTGCTGTAGGTGCAGCAGGTGGTGGTCTGTATGGTACTCCTGCATCTATAAGTGCAGCTACTGATGTTAATAGAAGTCGTGCAGCAGATAAAAAATTATTAGATTTTGCTGATGTACAAGCTAAAGTAAAAGCAGGCGAGCGTTATAAAGCAGATGTAAAAACATATACTAAAGATTTTGATAAGCTAGTAAAAGAATATGACAGTATTGTTAAAGATGTAAATCTTGGTAAAAAACCAAATGCAGATTTAATTAAAAAGTTTGAAGCATTACCGGGTACTAAAAAACCATTTGATGTTGAAACTGGAATGGGTAGAATTCGCCCACCTAAATTTGATGTAGAAAGAAATGTTGCAGACATCATACCTAATTTATACAATGCTCCTGAAGAAACTAAAGGGTTGCTTTCTAATATATTAAGTGGATTGTCAGAGTTAGCATTAAAGCGTTCTACTGATGAATTAACTGACATTAGAAAAGATGTAAAGACAGGTAAAGACATGGCTGCTTACATGGATATAGCAGGTGCTCTTGCTGATGTTCAAACAGGTAGTGGTGAAAAACAAGGCATAACTAAATCTTATGACACTCGTAGGCATCTTTTAATTGGTAAGTATGTTAATAGGTTTGAGCGTATAAGAGATACATGGGTTAGGAAAATACCATTTATGGGAGAAATGGGTGGTAGTGTTAGGCCTGCGGTTAATAGATATATAGCTGCTAAGTTAGAAGAAAAGAATAAAAGACCTTTGTACAATCTAGCACAAGCTGAAGCTGAAGTATTGTCTTTGATTGGTGCTAACAAAAAAGCATTGCTAGATGAAAGCATTGTAGAAATTGCACAGATACAAGAAGAGATTTGGGCAGAGTTGTATAGAGTGTTAGGAAAAGATGGCTTAACTATTGGACATCAAAAAGGATATTTAACTCGTAGCATTGATACTAATTTTATTAAAGCAAATGAAAAGAATCAGCAAGAGTTTTTAAATAGTTTAATTAACGATGTTGGTTTACCTAGAGAAGAAGCTAACCAAGTATTAGAAAACATATTAAATGATGTAGACGCTAATGTATTTACTTCTGAACAAATTAGAGCAGGCATTGACCAACAACAAGGACTAGGGCCATCTTCTTTTGAAATAATTAGAGATGGTAGATGGGACAATTTAGATACTAAGTTTAGAAACAAAGACACATTACAGTCAATAGAAAATTATTTACTTAGTGCTGTATCAAGAATAGCATCTGCTGAAGCATTTGGTGCTAATGGTGCTAATAAATATAATGATGCAATAAAAAGATTAAAAAGTACAGGTGCTCTTAATGATGCACAGACTGAAAAGTTGTGGGGTATGTATGATGCTTATCACAATGTTTACAAAAAACCTAGAACAACTGAGCAAAGAGCATTAGTAAAAGGTATGAAAGGATTAACTACAGTAACTGCTGTTAGTTATCTAGGATTGGCTACAATAAGTTCTTGGACTGAACCACTGTGGATACCTCAAAGAAATGGCTGGTATAATATGTTAAAAGCTGCACCATTGGCTGCTGGTTATATGTTAAAAGGTTTAATGCGTAGTGCTTATGCAGGTGGCGAAGGACAAAAAGCTATGTCATCATTTGGTAGAGATTTATTAAGAGTTATGGGTATGGCTACTAATCCCGCTATGGCTGAAAGAATAGACAAACTTATGGCAGGTGACAGAAACATTATATTAAATTATTTCTTCCGTACACCGGCTGCTATGTGGCTAACACAGTACACTAATTTTGTCAGGGTGTGGACTTCTGTGGCTGGACTTAAAATGATACAAGAGCAACACAACAAAATAGACACTATGAGTGCTAATAACAAGAAATTGTTAGAGCAGGAGTTGTTAGAAAATGGTTTAACTTTAGAAGATTTTAGAAAGTTAGGTGCTCTTGCTAATGGTAATATAGAGTCAGCTATTTTAGATGATAATTATTTAGAAAGCACATTTACTAACTCAGAAGGAGAAACTGTAACTGTAAGAGATGTGCTAATTCCGTGGATGCGTAAAATAACTACGGATGTGGCACTTGAGCCTACTGCTGGTAATAGACCATTATGGATGTCTAATCCTAATCTTATGTTATTAGCACAGCTTAAATCTTTTCCTATACTATTTGGTAATACTATCGCTAGAAGGTTAAATGCTAAAATGAATCCTCAGTTTTGTTCGGCTGATTTCGTTGGTAAGTTAGGAACAATATCTGCTATTAGTGCTGCTATAGGAATGGCTGCATTAGCTATGGCAGTTAAAGATGCTATTAAAGGAGTGGAAGAAGATAGAGGAGTAATAGAAACTGTTAGTGCGGTAGGTGTTCCGTTGATTGGAGAAATATCTGATTCACAAATAGGTGGCTATGTAGTAGGCCCGGGCCCTGCATTGGTAGATAACTTTATGAAAAGTTTGTTGGGAGATAATTTCTTAGGTGACACAACAGAAGAAATATTTAAGGTAATGTTAAATGCTACGACAGGAAGGATTGGTTCAGAAGCATTTTTAGGAGACAGGTAATGAGAAAGTGTATTGACTTAGAAAGCCAACCGGGATTTCAAAATATCTATGCACCACAAATGCAACAAGCTATTGATAGAGGACTAGCAGGACACAGTGGAGACCCTAAGAATATTGACTGGGGTTATGATTTGCCTAAACCACAGACAGAGCCTATAATTAGACCGGGTGACATACCTAGAGTTGAGCCTAAACCACCAAAGCCTCTTGACCCTAACATGCCAGACCCTGTAAATACAACAGGTTCTTACTGGGATACTTTGTTTAATAGGTATGCTATACAGCCAGTAAGAAAATTAATAAATTTATTTCCTAGTCCTACAATACAAGGCGGTAGTAAAGACTTAGGTAGCTTTAATGGTTTTGCTGGCAAAGGTAATTGGGGTCGTATTAAAACACCAAAAGGATATGGTGGCTATGACATTCATGTATTATATCATGAGTATGGTCATGCTATAGACCACATAGGTGGTATGTTAGAGAATGATTCTAAGAATCCATTAAAAGAAACTTCAATGGAATTGTTAGATGGTATGCAAAAAGATGGTGTAAAGCTAGGGTGGATAATTAATGATTCTGCTATGTATGATTACATAGAAAAAAATGGATTGCATTTTGTTATTAAGGGCAGTAGAAAAATGAATATTGCTAAAGGAAGTAACAAGGCCGAAGCTGAAAGTAAAATGAAACCGGGAGATAGGTTTAGAATTATAGAATACTTAGTTACCCAAGTTAAAAAAGATTTAAACAAAGCTAATTTATCAAAAGACCCTGTTAAAATTAGAAGAGCAAAAGATGAAGTTAAAAAAATTAACGCAGTATTTGATGCAGATACCAAGAGACAAAAAGATGCTCAAGATTTTGTAAAAGAGTTGGTAGCAATAAGCAAACAGATGAAAAAATCTATGCCTGATTATAATGAGACTGGAATGAATGAACACATTGGTGCTTTTACAGACATTATAGATGCTATAAGTGGTGGTGAAATATATGATAGGGAGTTAGCAGAAAAAACTCCAAACATATATAACTTAGGTAGTCATGGTACTCATCCTTCAGGTTATTATAGCGGTAGACAGACATATGCTGGTTCTGTAAGAAACCATAACATGGACACAATCATGGAGTTCAGAAGAGCAGAGGTATGGGCACAACTTTTTTTATTTTATGCACACGATGGTGGTAAAAGCAAGAACACTCAATTCTTAGAACATGCTAAAAAAACAATGCCTGAAACTTATAAAGCATTTGAAACAGCATTGCAAAGATTAATGACTATACCTCAAAGTGTTGTAGATGATAGTAAGTTCCACAGACATACATAATGTGGTATAATGTAGATTTTACTTGGAGATTTTATGGATATAGAAGATGAACAAAGAGCGTTGCTATCAAAGGCAATGACAATGTATGCAGAAAAGTTTGATGATTACCCTGAATTTGGTCACAAGTTTCCAAAACTACATCTAGTTCCTTTTTATGTGTCTGAGATTAATAAGGCTATAAAAACTAACAAGCCTATTATAGTAGACTGGGCAAAAACTAGCGAAAGATTTATTGACTAACTGCGTTAAGTAACTTAGCTATGTTAACTAAGTACATCTTAGATGCTTTGTTATCCCCACCCATGACAGTGTAAGGTTTCATATCTTCCATTGTCTTTCGTAGTTTGTCAGTGTTAAACACTAGGCTACAACACAACTCTCCATCCTTAACTAAATTATGTACCCACAACTCAGCCTCTGTGCTAGTTAATCCTGAGGGTTTACCATAGCTCTCTGTCTCAATACAGATGTTACCTGTCGTTGCCCACTTATCCCTCTCTGTTTTAACTTCACACTTCTTAGCACCTGAGAACATCTCATCTATGTGCTTCTCCCATTGCTGACCAAACTCTAGGTCTACATCAAACTTCTTTAATTCTTTTATGTCCTTGCTCTTGTTCAGTGCCAAGTTCCTCTCCTTTTATTTCGACAACAACATAGTTGTCTGTATCTAATCCACCAATCTCTGTAGTAACCTTAGTTACAATCTCATAGTGGTCATCCTCAATAACCTCACCCTCTACTAATGCATCCATAAGAAACTTATGCATAGTAAATGTGTAGTTATCTAAATCCCTTTTGTGTTTTGTATTAAAGTATAGCTTGTAGTGTGGCTGTATGGTCTTATACTTAGGCAGTGTTAGTACCCAGTCCATAACAGTATCATGATAGGCTCGTTTAACATTGTTCTTTTGTATGTAGTGCATAGGAAAGAAGTTGTTTAAACTAACTAAGTGTTCCCTTTTCTTTTCACCTCTGCCTCTTGTAAATACAGGCAAGGGTAGAATCCCTTTGTGCTTCATTACTTTCTCCAGTCTGTTCGCCAAAGTCTTGGGTTTGTTTTTTTCTTTTGTTGTTTTAGTGTTAGGTATAACTTGGAAGTCTCATCCATACGGACAAGACCCCAAGAGTTTTTAGACTTAGTCTTTGAGTTCATCGACTATATCTTTGTCGAGTAATCTCCAAATGATGACAGCTGCAATAATGCCAGCCAGTCCACCGTTTCCTAAAGTCCAAACTATGCCTAGTATAGAGCCAATTACATCTCCTGTAAGGAAGGCTACCTTTGGTCCAAAGATAATCTGTAATATAATTGAAAGGCTTATCAGTTTGATGCCAACATCTATCGCTCCATCAGCACCATTCTTTATCTTATCTAACATATTTTACTCCTATATTAGTCTAACATTTTTATAACAATTAGTTGAAGAGCAATGATAAGTACAATAGTTCCTATCACTCTACGTCTCTTTCTTCTTCAACCAAGTCAACAAGTTCACACACACTACCAGTACACGCTAAAGTCTTAGTGCCTACTGTCATATCTGTTAACTCGTACTCGCTAATCAAATCCCAGTCTACAGACTTAGGCATTGTCTTAGCCAGTTCATTGTACTGTTTCTTAGTGCAGTCCTCATAAGGTGCTTGTTGGTAGGAGTGGTCAGAGTGTGGTAAGAAACTAACACCACTGACTTCATCAAAGTGCTTGTATACCCATGCACCTACTTCCATCCACTCATGTTCTCTTACACTAACAGTAACGCTAGGCTTATGCTCACAGTAATATCTTTGATAGGTGAGCCATAGTTCTAGCTGTTCGATAGCAGTCCTGTCGTTCCTAAGTATAGCACCTTCGGGTGCTTTCATTGGGAAGGTAAAGACTTTAACGCTATTGGGTTTCATTACATCAGCTTCACAAGGTATGCCTTGGTCCTCCATAAGTTGAGCAATAGGGTCTTTAGCATCTGCTCTTACTCTACGGAAATAGTAGTCATTGTGCCTAGTGTGTATACCACTTGCACTATCTACTAATTGACTGACTGTGCCACTAGGTTTAATCGCTGTTGTTGCAGTAGCTTGGCTGATACCTAGCAGTTCTGACCAATGCTCATTAACCTTAATTGTTTCTTTTCTAAGGTCACTGAGAAAGTCAGGTAAACTTCTTTTACCATAGTAGCCTCTGTCTTCACTGCTACCATTCATAAAACTATTGTCCATTATACCAGTTAATGATACTCCAAGCAAGGCTTCTTCTTCTGTATTTTTAACCCATTTCGGTCTAAGTCTCTTAATGTTAGTAAGACTTGCTTGAAATGTGCCCAGTATAGTGGCTAATCTTACCTTACGGAGCATATCTTTCTGTGTGTCTGTTGCTCGTATCACTACCTCTGTTAAGTTGCAAAATTGACCATCTCTTAGGATGATTTCACTGCATGGATTACAACCAAAGTCATGCTCTGTATCTCTCCTACCTATGGATGCTACTTGTTTGATAGCCGCTTCTCTGTTGAAGATGCCACGCTCACCTGACTTAGACTCATAAAGAGAAGCCCATTCCTTCATGAATATACCCATGTCAGGCTTCTCTGTATAGCATACACTGTTGTTACTGAGTGCCATTTCCGGTGTGTCTGACCACCACTGACCTGACTTAGCGTTACGCATACGCTCATCAGTTAAGTTTGATAGAGATATAAGTGCTGACCTACGCACACCACCTACGACTACCACCTCTGCTATCTTACACATCATTCTATGACACTCATAACTTGTTAGCTTTCTTCCTACTGACTCTTTGAATAGGTTAGTAGCGAAGTTAAATAAATCAAGCAGTGGTTCAGGACCACTTGCTCTGCCTCCAAAGGTAGCTAACCTAGAACCTTTGGGTCTAATCTTAGAGAAATCCCACTTAGGCATTTCACCATTGTACAAGTAAGTAATAAGTTTTCTAAACGCAGACTGCCATCCTTCCTTGCTGTCTTGTACCACTACTGTGTCCTCTACATCTATCATCTCCTCAGGTACTTCGGGTAGCTTAGAAATAAATTGTCTTTCTACACTAAATCCTACACCAGTACCATGCATGAGTACATATAAACATTCATCAAATGCTTTTGGATGGTCAACACTAAGGTAAGCACAGTTGTATCCAGCTATGTTGTTATCTTTAAGTGCCTTGCCTGAGGTCATCAATGCTCTCATGCTTGGCATAACTTCTAGGTTTAATACTGCATCTTCTAGTATCTTCCTAGTCTTGGGTAATAACTCATGGTTACAGTTCTCTTTTAAATGTTCTTCCATGAAGTCAAAGTATCTAGCAACTGTTTCTTGCCATGTCTCTCTCCTGTTTTTATCAGGTAGCCACCTAGCGTATCTGCTCAGTGCTATAAAATTTTGGTAGTCGTTGGGTAATGTGTTCATTCTTCATCCTCTAGTGGTGCGATTTCAATGTCAACCATCTTATCGCCATTCTCGTCATAATAATCTTTGTACTTTAATCTTCCATTTCTATGTAGTAGTATTGCTGTTGTTATTCCTTTGTCGTATGCTCTCTTGTGTGTAAAGTAAATAGCAACTGCACCTAGTAACATAAAAGCTAGGCTTATCTCTATGTATTCCATTCGGTCTCCTCAAAGTCCTCTAAGAATCTATCTTTCTTCTCAATAAGTTTACCTTCAAATGCATCAAGTAACTCATCAGGCTCTATCTCTAACTCATCACAGATTAAACAGGTGTCATAAGTTGCAGAGATAAAAGCCTTCAACTCTGGTAGTAGCTTCAAAAACTTGCTCCTTTATTGTCAACAAAATAATTGGTTATCTTGCCTGAGGGAATAGGTCTAGCTTCTAGGCTACCATAACAGTCTTCCTTGAATCCACAAAATGCACAGGTCATGCATAGCTTCTCCTCTCCTGACTTAGTCATAGTGGTAGCGTTAGCTATTCTCATAGGCGGTGTATCCGACTCCATTTTATTTTTCAGGTCGACAATAAAAGTATCTACATCTTGTTCAAGTTCCTGTTTGCACAGCTTGAGAGTTGATTTGTTTTTATTTAAAGCAAGGAAGTATCCATGCTCTCTTTTGTCTCCTTTACCATAGGCTGATAGTTGTTTGATGTAGCCAAAGCTGTCATCTTTAATACCATCCTCGTCAAACTTGTTATCCCAAGACCATGCACTAGCAGTCTTTATGTCTACTAACTCACCATCAATAGTACAATCTTGAGAGCCATTAACACCCTCGACTGTGTGTTGCTTTTGTTGGTCTGTCACTGCGTGTCCTGATAGTTTAATCAGAGCCACGAGCATGGCTTCTAACACATGACCTTGTAGAAAGGTAAGGTACACACTCCCATCTATCTCCTCAGGTGTGTACCCCTTCACAGTATACCACTGTGCCCTTTCACAACGACCAATGCTAGACATTCTCAGGTCTTTCTTTTGTTCATAAGGCTCAAAGGCATTCTTAATTGCCTGTTCAACCTCTCTACCACATTGCATAGCTATGGTATCTAAGTCTCCGGTGTAATCCTTAGACTTCATTACCTCATATACATCAGGTATTAGTGTTTCTATTGTCTTTTCCACTTTGTTGCTCCTCTCTTGTTGTAATTTCTATTAGCCGATTTAAGTACCATTGTGCTTTCTTTAAATCTTCTAATCCATTCTTCATTTTGTATCGAGTTACATATTTTATCACATTACCTTCAAGAAAACTCATGTTTTTTGAAGTGATATAATCAATGCACTCTATCCCTTGTGTGTAATGCTCCGGATTGATGTTGTCTTTCTCTCTGTTCTCATTCCATTGCACTTTAATTTCGTTATCCTTCATGTTTGCCTAATTCTTCTATGTCCTTTAATTTGCTTATAGGTAGATTATGACAGTCTGTTGAAACTTTCCAATTATTGTCAGGGTCTATACTCCCCTTCTTTAAAAACTTTGAGTCTGCTAAATACTTTTCTTTTTCTAGGTAGCCTAGTATCCATCCTTCTGACAAATCATTTTTTATTCGGGTAAAAACGTAAAAGTCACACTTTTGTTTAGTGTTCAGGTCAGCTACAGAACATTCATAATATTCTCTAGGTGCTGATGTTACCCTCTTGCTTTTAACATCTATTTTTTTGTTATTAAATACTAAATCATAATCATAAGTATTGTTCAAGGAAATTCCTAGTTCCTCTGCTACAATAATCTCACCTAAAAATCCAATTACATTTCCTTTTCCTTGTGTTATTGAATTATTTAAAATACCCATGTCACTTGACATTGAATTAGCCAAGTTAACATTCTCTTTTGTAATTTTAATGTGTTTCATTCCAACTTCTCCCTATTTTATACTCTCCAGTTATTGGACAGTTTAGTTTGTAATAATCTGTTGTCTGCTCCATGGCCTTAACAACCAAAGAACCAATCTCATCTGCATCCTCTGGACTACACTCCAGTTGTATCTCATCATGTATAACACCCAATTGCCTGTACTCTAGGTGTAGTGCAAGTGAGTGAAAAATAACCCATGCCCTCTTACTTATTATAGCACCCGCACTTTGTAGTAAAAAGTTAAGTGAGGCATGTTCGCTCCTAACTCTGACGTGTCTGCCATCTAATGCTTTGAGGTATCCCTTGTCTGATGCCTTGCCTACTCTTTCTCTGAGTACTTTAAGGGCGGGTGTATTATCAAGAAAGTTTTTCTTAAGTACCTTGCCTTCTTCTATACCGCCACCCGCTATACTACCTATCTTCTTGTCTCCCGCACCATAGAGGAATGCATAGATAAATGTCTTAGCCTTATCTCTTGTGTCTAGTCCGGCTGACTTCTGATTGGCAGTGTGTATGTCACCTGTTAGTATCTCTTGTGTATAGTTCTCATCTCTCATATAGTGAGCGAGGCATCTAAGTTCTAGTCCGCTGAGGTCAGCACCTACTAGCACCTTGTCCTCAGGTACAGTAAACAATGCTCTCATCTCAGAGCCATACTCTTTGCCACTAGCAGTTACTTGTTGTAAGTTGGGGTTACTACTACTCATCCTATGAGTCACAGTTCCCATAGTATGTACTCTGCTATGTATCCTACCTGTTCTCTCATCTATAGCATCAAGCCATGAGTTAATCTGACCTTGCCTCTTTTGTAACATAAGGTATCTACCAATGAGTTGTGCCTCAGGTATCTCTACATCCTTGAGTGTGGACTCGTCAACCTTAGGTCTGCCAGTTTCAGTAAACACCTCAGGCTTCCAACCATAGTGCATAAGATGTCTACCTACCTGTTGTCTACTACCTAAGTTTAGTTCAGGGTATGCCCAGTAACCATAGTCACCTTCCTCATTGGTATGACATTGCAAGTCTACCTCTGCTTGGTATCCCTTAGTCCTAGTAAAATCTTTCTTGAATCTAGTCTTAACTGGTGTCTTGCTTTTCCATACAGGCAGTGGCTTGAATGATTTGTGTACTTCTTCTTCTGCTTTTCTTAAGTCATCATTTACTTGTTGTAATATCTCTATTGCACCTCGCTCATCAAAGAGCCAACCAGTTCTCTCTTGCCAAGAGCAGTGCCTCTTAGTAGCGTACTCTAGTTGCTTAGCATCCTCACTTAATCTCTTTTGCTTCATGAGTTTGTAGACTTTAGTTGTAATCTCTACATCTCTTAAGCAATACTCAACCATCTCATCACTTAGCTTTGACCAGTCCTCATGGTCTCCCTTAGGGTATCCTAAGTACTCACCCCAGTTAGCTAGTGAGTGGCCACCCTCTCTGCGTGGACTGTCTAGCTGACTGAGTATCAGTGTGTCCTCTATTGTCGTGTTAGCGAAGTCAGTACCCCATAGTCTTGCAAGTACAGGGATGTCAAATGCTATACCATTGTGAAACACCAATATCTGTGAGTCTATCCACTCGTTAAAGTCTTTAGACTCATAGAATACTTGTGTATCTTCGGTGTATATGTCTTGCACTGCTACGCACCACACCTTAGTGGCTTCTATACCATCAGTTTCTATGTCGCAACTAAAAGTCTGCGTCATTATTCCATCCGCCCACATCAGGATTAACACCTTTCTCTAGCCTAGCAGTTTCAGGGTTAAAGTATGTCCAACCGGCTTCTCCTGTCTGACCTGTTCTTCTTAGCTTGGGTACTCTAATGCGTGTTGAGTTCTTAGTATAGTCATCCTCTGCTAACTTATCTCTTGAGAATAGTATGTTGGTGTGACAAGCCTGTGGTATTGCACCACTACCTTTAACATCATACTCACTAATCTTATGAGGATGAGAGCCATCATCAGGCTTCCTTGTATGTGTACTCAGTATAACTGCACACTTAGTTTCTTTACATAGCTTTATGAATCTGTCCATGACTTCTTCAATGTTCTCATTACTTAGGTTTTTAATTGCAGTATGCAATGGGTCTACCAATATTATACTACAACCTAATCCTTTTACAAAGTATCTTATCTTAGAAAACATTTCCTCAAGGTCAATGCTACCACCACCATCATTGTGTAGCTGTATCTTTGTGCCAAATCCTATCTCAATAGCCTTGTCCATGATGTTGTCTACATTTAGTTCTGTTGGTTTAACAAGTTGTAAGTTCTCTGCTGTGTGTACACTCACTACCTTTCTTATGGTCTCATCAATGTTATCCTCTACCATGAAACAGCCTATCTTCTCATCAGTTTCTGTGGCAAAGTGGTAGATGAGTTCGTTAAGTATAGTAGTCTTACCAATACTGGTATGTGCTATGATTGACACTAGTTCTCCCTTTGCTATACCACCTCTCATCATATGGTTTAAGTCTCCGAAAGAGTCAGGCAATGGTACAAGTTCAGTGTTCTTGTAATCAAGCATAGCTTCTCTCATGTCCTCAACAGTAGCTACACCACTTACTGTGTAATCTTTAGAGTAGTTCCACCACTCGTCTAGGAATTCTCTACCATCACCATTCTTGAGGTAATCACTAGCATCTTTGTGCTTGGCTAGTGTAAGTATCTTACATTTATTCGGGCCAAGTATAGGTGCTATCTTCTCTACTGCCTCTCTACCGGCCTCGTCATTGTCAAAGCATAATACTACAGTTTCAAATGAGTCAAGCCATTGAAGGTTAGCCTTAATGTTAGCAGTAGAATGTACACCATTGTTAATGGATACTGATGCCCAACGACTACCAAACATTTCATAGACAGCCATAGCATCTAACTCTCCCTCACATACTGTGACATACTTGCCACCACCTTGGAACAAGTTCTGTCCAAATAGCATGTTCTGATTCGTTGTATCTCCCTTACCAAAGAAAGTCTTATTGGATACAATCCTAGTTTTCATACCAACCATATGATTCTTTTGATTGAAGTAAGGGTAATGATGTTTGATTACCTTACCTTTGGCATCTTTCTCACACTTTACCTTGTATCTCTCTAAGGTTTCGGCTCTTAGTTTTCTGTCATGTAGTGTGTAATAGTCACCTCTGTACTCATGCTTCCATGAGTCATCATGTTTGTCTGTGATTTGTATGGGTGTCTTAGTATGTGTTACATAGCCATGCTCACCACAAGCAAAGCAATGTGTTTGTCCATCTGAATACACAGCTAAGTTATCTTTACTAGTATCCTTGCCATTCTTTGCACAGCTAGGACATTGTTCTTTTCTTACTAATTCGTTCTTACTTTCCATCTTTTCTCCTCTCTTAAAATAAACAGGGCAACCGAAGTTGCCCATATTATAACCTACTTTATTTAAAAGTACAAATTAAAATTCAGAAGGGTCGTATTCTTCAACTCCATCTGCCTTCTCATCTACCCTTACACGCTCTAAGTAAGTGTATCCATCATAGGGTGCTTTGCCTTTCTTTACAAGCATAGTTACTTTGTCACCAAACAAAGATAGGTGAGTAGCATCTACCTCATCCTTATCTGCATTGTAAATCTTAGGCTGACCAAAGTCTACCTTACGCTTAGAAGTAATTTGAGTCTTACCCTCATACTCCTTAGTCACTAAGCCATTCTTCTCCGCTTCCTTGATACCTGATTTATCTAAGGATACAGTAAGTGTGTACTTACTTTGTCCTTTGAACACATCAGGCTGTGTTACTTTGTTAAACACAACTTCACCAGTCAATGATATATAATCACTCATTTGTACATCTCCTTATAGTTAACATTTAGTGTTACATCTAGCAGTATTCTAAGTAATACTACTAAAAGTGTAGTAGAAAAAATGGAAGTAAAAACTACTACACTCTTAGTAATACTAAGTAAGTATCATTGAATAAATGTTATTTATTTATATAAACAATAAAGTGGTTCAATGTTTTCTTTCTTAGAATATGTGTATTGTAGCATACATAAAATACTCTGTCAAGGCTAATAGTCAATTAATTTTATTTTGCTGATAGTCAATGAAAAAATAAAAAATATATACAAAAATACAGACAAAAAAAGAGGGCATTTCTGCCCTAAGTTTTCTTTAAATCTTCATGTTTCTGCACTAGGTATCCTAACTTGTGCATCATACCTAACAGAGAGTCCTCGTCAGCCTCGCTTAAAGCTACTTTTAAGGCCTGTTCTCTTTGTTCCCTTTCAAACTCCTTACTTTCAAGGTATTCGTCTACAAAATCCATGCTATCGACCTCACCATATTCGTTAACACGACCATTATCTTCACACCAACTAATGTATCTTTTTATTCCACTCACTATAATCCTCCATATCCATCAGGACAACAACATGGACAATAATACTCGTCATCATGTATAAAACAAATATAAATATTAGTCTTATCTCCACAATCTACGCAAGTTCTATCATCACTTTCTTCAAGTTCACTTTCGTACATATGTTCTCCCTAAAATTGAGGCTCAAACTCTATGCCTCTATCCACTAAAGACTTGAAATGCTCTGCTTTACTTTTGTAAAACCTAGCATCATCAAGTCTATCCTCGAAGTCAGCATCTAAATATAAATTGTACAACCTTTTGTATTCGATTGCACAATCTATAAGTTGATGGTTAACTTCCCAATTTCTTCCAGTTAAGTCAGTCATTGAGTCTATTATACAACAATTCAAACTCAACATCTTCCCTTGATGGTGTGTTACCACCAAGATATTTCTTGAGTATCTCCTCAGTATCTTCTTCAATAAGCCTAATCTTTTCTATGCGGTCATTGATTTCTTTTCTGAGTTTACTCTTGACTTTGTTCTTCCTAGTCAGTTCTTGCTCAAGTTCTTTGAGCCATTCGTTACTCTCTGTTGCTCCTTTCATGTGTACTCCTTGTCAATGAAATCACCACGACTCATACCTTTGTCAGCGTACTCATCCTCAATCAAGTGAGCATCATTATCAGTATGCCAAGCTAATTTCTGCTCAAGCTCACTAATATCTGCCCAAAGACTTTTAATCTCTAGCTTGAGTGCATCATTTTCTTTCTTGAGAGTTCTATTAATTCTCAAGGCCTCATCATTAAAGTGTTTATTGTTATTCGGGTTCATTCTAATACTCCAAAAAAATATAACCAGACAAGTATGTTGACACTTAGATAACACATTGTACTAAATGTCAACACAGTTTCTTCTACCTTTAGCTTTGTATTCTCATTCAAAATTTACCACCAACTATCATAAACTACTTTGTAGCCATCTTTAATTGCTTGTAGTCCATTCTTAACAAACTCAAGGTCATAAGCATCTTGTTCCTTAACTTCTTCTGTGTCATAGTCATAACTATCATGACCAAAGAAGAAGCCTTGAGTATCAGGTAATTTCTTCTCCTTAATATACTTTTGTAATCTATTGAGGTCAATCTCATCTAACTCAATAGGAACACAATTAAATACTTGAGGAATATCACCATTTGGATTTGGGCAACCCTGTTCTTCCCAAAGCATCTGCATAAACCCATGCAATCTGTTGTGTTTTCTCCAACTAGCAAGGTCAACATCATTTTCATTCTCTTGCCTTAAATCTTCCGACTTAGTTTTCCACGCATACATATCTAATCCCATATTTTTTCCTTTTCTTAGTTAATAGGAGTATAGACTATCGCCCTCTAGAGTTAATAGCAATAGCCTATATTTCTAACAACTAATTTATACTTACTTCGGTTATGTTACTTGACTTAGTTCGCATACTTGTGTACTGCTTTTTATAACCTCATCCCTTTTAATTTTTCTGCTTAGTATAAATAAGTGAGCAGTTTTATTGAAGGCAAATTGCAGTCATTAGTCATACTCAGGACTCCTCTCTAGATTTTCAGGACTTCCACCAATTGGCACTAGATACCTGTGAGATGTAAGGCACATAAAAGGTCGTAGCAAATCCATATCCCAATCTTCTATTATGTTTAATATATAATTACTTATATAATACCTTACAAATTTGGGAGCAGTTTATCAAGTCATACTCAGGACTCGGAGATGTTCCTATATTAATCTTGAAAAGAAATTGAATTGATTGTTCAACTGGATAAATACTTGTACTTGCCATATCAATACAGCACTATTAAATATTATCCCAAAGAAACCAATCCATACTAATATTTTAGCAATCATTTCTTTTTGGCTATGTCTTAACCACACTCTTTTATTCTTTCTCATTACATTTCTCCCCAACCCGCAGAGGTCAGCCAATCATTATCTGCCTTGACATTTGCCTCGTGGTTTCTAATACTTCTCATCTTTTCCTTATCGTTCTCGCAATCATCACAAATTGCAATCCTACCATAAGGATTAGTGTATCCACATTTAGTTAATACAGGCTTATAATCAATGCCCGTATCAATAAAATATTCAACCTCATTAATACATCTTTCCATTTTTCTTTCTCCTTAGTTATAAAGAGTTTGGACAGTAGCCCTCGATACTGCCCAAAGTTTTTACAACTCAGCTAGTAAAAGATTAGCCTTTCTCGTTGAAATTTCATAACCTTTATGAATAAACTTTCGTTTAATAATTTTATCATCAACATAAAATCTAAACTCTTTCATGCTGTTATCGTAAGTTTTACAAGTTGTCCTGTGTGTTAGAAAGGGGTGGGAGTTTACGCTACTTGTTCCCACTCTTACTTTAACAACTCCATCTGCTTTTACCCCGTAGGATTTATCAGACTTATAAGCACAACTTTTAATTATATTCCATATTGGATATTGTCTCATTTTTGTATCTCCTTGCTAGTTAAAAGAGTTGAGGCACTCTTGACGAATGCCCCAAGTTTTTTAGCTAGTCCTCATCAATACAATGTATCAGTATTTGAGATTCGGGAACATGGTGTTCATCTGAGGCTTGTTTGATGAGTATGAGTTCAGCCTCTTTCTCTGTAAATGCCTCGATATATTCCCAATGATTGGTAATGATGTCAAAGCCTATGTGGAAAGTTTTCTTCTCCATTTGGTATCTCCTTGCTAGTTTAAACGCAATAAGGCACACGCATAAAACATGTATGCCTTACAACTTTTAAACTAAGTACAAGCTAGGATTTATTGCCCCACTTGTAACGCTAACCAGATTTTTAAAGAGCAACACATGGACAGGAAAACACACGCATTTAATACCTTACATAATACACACCTTGCTATAAAAGTCAAGCACTTTCTTCAATTAATTTAAAACTATTGCATATAAATATATTAATGAGAACATCTATCATATGCTACTGAGAACCATTCGCAATTAAGAATTATTCCTAGATGAGAACCATTCGCATTAAGCGTAGATGGTAATTATTCGCATTTGCGAGTCAGTCGCAAGTAAGAATGCAAATGATAGTCATTCTCATTTAGAAAAACCCCGAAAGTCGACCCCCAGACCACCCAAATCGTGCGTGTGCCCACACACAGAATCTAACCTCCATGTAAAATTATTATTTTTTGAGTAATTTCCCCGCACAGCTACCCCGAATTCGGGCACAATGAATAAAATACTTACACAAACTAAGAAATTTATGGTATAATATTGCTTATATTTTAAGTTAACTAAGCTACTATACCTAGAACCAAACATATAAAGTTACATTGAACCCATCATCATTGTTGATATAAATTAAATGAATCACTTTGTATATATTCTAGGAATAGCATAAGCAATTTTATGGTATAATATTAGTATATGGCAAATAAAGGAACAATTTCTGCTGACTCCGAAAAGGAAATCAAAGAAATAGAAAAAGAATTAGAAGAAGAACTACGCTATGCAGTAGCATCATCTAAAGGTATAGTACCAGCAGATGCTGTAATTAAGATTGAGCGTAAGAAAGGCCGACCTACTGGTGGACTTAGTGCAGAATCTAAGAAAGCTGGAGGTAAAAAATCTAGAATTAAACGTGGACAAATATATAAACCTACAGATGACGATTATTCTAAGGTAGAAGAAATGGTTTGTATAGGTTTAGACCAGCATACTATAGCCAAGATTATGGGTATTTCTAATGCCACCCTAAATAAATATTATGCACACAATTTATCTGTAGGAAAAGAAAAGCGTACCGCAAGGGTTGCCGGAGTTGCCTATGAAATGGCAGTTTCAGGTGAATCTCCTAGCATGACTACGTTTTGGTTAAAGACTCAGGCCGGATGGTCTCCGAAACACCACGTTGTTGTAGAAGATAGACAGTTTGACATACAATGGGCCAGCGATGAAGCTGACATTGCGGATGCAAATCAAATATTAAGGAACAAGGATAGCAAAGTACACTAGTATTTATGCAAGAGGAGAGGAAATCTATTGTAATTCCCTATACACCTAGGGATTTACAGAAACACTTACATACTAATCTAGATAGATTTAATGTAGTTGTATGTCACAGAAGGTTTGGTAAGACTGTATTTGCAATTAATCAGTTAATTAAAAGTTCTGTAGAAGATATACAAGCTGGTAAAAGAGCACCACGCTATGCATACATAGCACCACTGTTTAAGCAGGCAAAGACAGTAGCATGGGATGAACTTAAAAGACTATGTGCTGTATTTCCTGAAGTAAAGTTTAACGAGGCAGAACTAAGAGCCGACTTTATGGGAGCGAGGATACAGCTATACGGTGCAGACAATTACGACACTCTCAGGGGAATTTATTTAGATGGGGTGGTGCTTGATGAGTACGCTCAGATGAACCCTAAGATGTTCTCTGAGGTTATAAGGCCGGCACTCTCAGATAGGAAAGGTTATGCTATATTTATTGGTACACCTAAAGGTAAGAACGAATTTTATGATTTATACCACTCTGCCCCAGAGAAGAAGGGATGGGCTAGATTCTTATACAAGGCGAGTGAAACAGGAATACTAGATAATGAAGAACTGGAACTTGCGAAACAAGATATGGCAGAGACTGAATTTGAACAAGAATACGAGTGTTCTTGGTCTGCTGCACTTAGAGGTGCGTATTATGCTAAAGAGATTGAAACTGCTTATGAAGAAGACAGAGTGGGGAAAGTCCCTTATGACCCGTCTAAACAAGTAGTAACAAGCTGGGACTTAGGGGTAAGTGATGCAACCTCAATTTGGTTCTGCCAGTTTGTAGGTAAAGCAGTACATATTATAGATTATTTTGAAGGTTCAAACGAAGGATTGCCATACTATATAGATGTACTTAAAGCAAAAGGCTACAGGTATGGTGCACACATAGCACCGCACGATATTGTAGTACGAGAATTTTCTACTGGTAAGTCAAGACGAGACCTAGCATTTGACCTAGGCATTGACTTTCAAGTAGCACCAAAGTTAAAGGTTATGGATGGTATAGACACTACCAGAACTTACTTAAATAAATGCTGGTTTGATGAAGAAAAAACCAAGAAAGGTTTAGAAGCATTACTACAATATAGAAGTAGTTATGATGACAAGAAAAAGATTTGGTCACAAAGACCAGTCCACGATTGGACTTCACACGCTAGTGATGCGTTTCGCTACTTATGTGTAACAGATGTAGTGTTTACAGGTAATGATAGTGTCTGGGGAAGGGAACTCCCTAAGACAGATTTAAGTTGGATAGTATAAGGAGAAGGTATGAATCCAAAATGGTTAGAAAATAAAATATTAGAAATATTGCAAGAGGTTCGAGACATCAAACATATTATGAAAGCAGTTAGTATGTCACAACCACCGGCAAAACCGGTAAAAGAACCAGCAAACAAAGGTAAATAATATATGGCAAAAATGACAAAAAGGGAGCTATCTGCTCACCTAGAGCAAGAAATACAATCTGCTTTAGGTTACAAAGACGGAAAGCTCACAGAGCAACGCTCTGATGCACTAGACCGTTACTATGGTAAAAAGTATGGTAACGAGCAAGAAGGTCGCTCACAGATTGTCACAAGAGATGTAGCTGATGTAATCGAATGGATTATGCCAAGCCTGATGAAAATATTTACTTCAGGCGATAAGGTAGTACAATTTGAACCACAAGGCCCAGAAGATGTAGAGATGGCAAAGCAGTCTACTGATTATGTTAATTATGTAATCATGAGACAGAACCCCGGATTTCAAACTATATACCAATGGTTCAAAGATGCACTGCTACAAAAGAACGGTATAGTTAAACACTATTGGGATGACAGTAGTGAGACATTAAGAGAAGAATATAAAAATCTTACTGAAGAAGAGTTTACTGCTCTTTTAATGGATGACAATGTCGAGGTAAAAGAACACACAGCTAATGGCGGTGAAGAGAACATGGATGAAACAGCTCTTGCACCACAGGCTGTAACACACGATGTTGTTGTCAATAGAACATATGAAGATGGACAAGTTCGTATAGAAGTTGTACCACCGGAAGAATTTTTAATAAACAAGTATGCCAAGACAATAGAGGATGCTCGTTTTGTAGGACACAGGGTAAAGAAAACTAAGTCTGAGTTAATACAACAAGGATACCCTAAAAGTAAAATAGAGAATATATTTAGTAATGACGAAGCGGATTACAAAGCTGAAAGACTTTCTAGGTTCTCACACGAACAAGACAATGCACCAGAGGGTGACATTGATGATGGAATTTGGGTTACAGAATGTTACATGCGTGTAGACTTTGATAATGATGGCATTGCTGAACTAAGAAAAGTAACGAAGGTTGGAGATGAACTTTTAGATAATGAGGCTGTGGATAGTGTTCCCTTCTCCTCCCTTACACCTATACCAATGCCTCATAAGTTTTACGGTCTGAGTATATACGACTTAATCTCTGACCTTCAACTCATTAAGACTACACTAATGCGTAACTTGTTAGACAATATGTATCTAACAAATAATGGGCGATATGAAGTAGTCGAAGGACAAGCTAATTTAGATGACCTAATGACTTCTAGACCGGGTGGTATTGTACGAGTGCGTACACCGGGTGCTGTTAACCCACTGGGAACACCACAACTAGATGCTAACTCATTCAACATGCTAGGATACTTAGATAGTATTAGAGAAGAAAGAACAGGAGTTAGTAAACAATCAATGGGTTTATCTGAAGGTGCGTTAAAGTCACATCAAACTGCTACAGGTGTCGGTCAAGTTATGACTGCTGCACAGCAAAAGATTGAATTAATAGCTAGAGTATTTGCTGAAACAGGAATGAAAGACCTAGCAAACTCTGTCTATATGTTAGTACAGAAATACGAAAAGCCTGAGAAATTAGTTAGATTAAATAACAAATGGACTACACTATACCCACACGAGTGGAAAGAAAAAGTAGATTGTGTAGCACAAGTAGGTCTAGGGTTTGGTAACAAAGATATGAACCTGATGCACTTAGGTAGGTTGTCGCAAACAATACAGATGATTGCACAACACCCAGCAGCAGGCATGTTACTTAAACCAAAGCATGTATATAATCTAGTAGCCGAGCAAATAAAAGCTATGGGTATGAAGAATGTAGATGATTTTATACAAGACCCGGGTGAAGCAGATGTACCACAACAACAAGGACCTAGTCCAGAAGAGCAAGCTAAGCAAATGGAAGCACAGCTTAAAGCTGAAGAAATAAAAGTCAAACTACAAAAAATACAGCAAGAGTCTGCACTAAGACAACAAGAAATGCAAATAGATGCTGAAATAGCACAGCAAAATCTTGAACTAAAAGCACAAGAAGCTAAAGTAGAAATGCAAATTAAAGCACAAGAACTTGAAATTAAAAAAGCAGAGCTTGCACTTAAACAACAAGAACTTGTATTAGAGAGAGAACAAGAACGAGCTGTTAAAATAGGAGACTAAATGGGGAACAAGGGAGAAGAATTAGCAAGGGCAGACCAAGCTAAACAGATTTTAGAACATCCTCTTTATATAGAGGCTCTATCTACAGTCAAGGAAGCATTAATACAATACTTACTTGATACTAAAGTTGCCGAGGAAGTAGAAAGAGATAGGTTATACATAACAATCAAGGCACTGGAGTTAGTTAATCAACATATAACTTCTGTACTTGAAACAGGCAAACTTGCTGAAAGGGAGCAAGAAAAATTTTTAACACAATAGAGGAGAAAGACCGATGGATTCTGTAGAGAACACCCAAGAAGGTAGATTTGAAAGAACACAAGCAGGTTCAGCAGAAGAAGCTGCAAACCAAATCCTAAGTATGTGGGACTCAGAAGAGCAAACCGCAAACGAGGAAACCGAAGCCACTGTTGACGAGGAAGTGGTAGAGGACACAGAGGAAGCTGAAGAGGTAGAAGAAAAAGCCCCCGAAGAAGAGGGACAAGCTGAAGAAGAAACCGAGGAAGAGGTAGACGAAGAAGAAGCTGAAGAAGAAACTGAAATAGTAGCCGAAGAAGATTTAAAGTATACCATTAAGGTAGACGGAGAAGAATTTGAGGTTGGTATTGATGAGCTTAAGAACGGATACCAAAGGCAAGCTGACTATACTCGTAAGTCTCAGGCACTAGCCGAGCAGCGTAAGGAGACGGAACAAATCCAGTCCGAGCGTATGCAACTAGAGCAAGAGAGGCAAATGTACGCAAATGGCCTACAAATGTTGCAAGAGCAACAGGCAGCCAAACTGAAAGACTTTGATAGTGTTGATTGGGAAGCATTAAAAGCAGAAGACCCTTATCAATACATGATAAAGAAAGATGAGTACAGAGATGCACAGGAAAGAGTTAATAATATAGTAGCTGAACAACAAGCTGTTCAACAAGAACAAGCTAGACAGGCTCAACAAGCAAGAGCACATTTTGTTCAACAAGAATATACTAGATTAATTAATGCTTTACCTGAGTGGGGTGATAATAAATCTACTATAAGAAAAGACATACAAGAGTATGCTTCTTCAGTAGGATTTAGGCCTGAAGAGATTAACCAGTTAGCAGACCACCGTAGTATTCTTGTTATTAAGAAAGCTATGGAATACGATAAACTAACAACAAAGGTTGCTCCTAAAAAGAAGGCAGTCAAAAAAGTACCCAAAGTACAAAAGTCTGGAAGAGGAAATTCAAAGGAAGATGTAGCTGCTGAAAAAGCCAAAGAAAAGCGTGCTCGGTTAAAGAAGTCAGGTAAACAAGATGATGCCGCTTCTTTATTTTATGATATGCTTTAATATGGAGAAATGAAATGCCTACGCAATTCAAAACTTATGATGCAACAGCAATCCGTGAGGATTTGTCTGATGTAATCTACGACATCTCTCCTACTGATACTCCCTTCCTATCGAGTATTGCAGGTAAAGGCTCAGTTGCTAACACTTACTTTGAGTGGCAAACTGATGCATTAGCTGCTGCTTCTGGAACTAACTATCATGTGGAGGGTGCAGCTGCTGGTACTGCTGCAACAACTGCTACTACTCGTTTGGGTAACTACACTCAAATCAGTAAGAAAGTTGTTGAAGTTACTGGTACGCACGAAACTGTAAACAACGCTGGTAAAAAATCTGAGATGGCTCACCAACTCGCTAAAGCTTCTAAGGAGCTTAAGCGTGACATGGAGACTTCACTTCTAGCTGACAACGCTGCTGCTGCGGGTGACGCATCTACAGCTCGTGAGACTCGTGGTGCTGCTAACTGGATTACAACTAACGTAACTGATGCTGGTACTTCTGGTACTAACGCTGCGGTTGTTGAGGACGACATCATTGCAGTAGCTGAAGCTACTTGGAATGCTGGTGGAGAGCCTTCAACTATGCTACTTGGTGCTACTAACAAGAAGTTAGTAACAGCTATGTCAGGTCGTGCTGATGCAGTACGTTCAGTATCAGATGACAATATGTCAATCTACAATGCAGTAGATGTATATGTATCGGACTTTGGTACATTCAACATTCACTTGGATAGATACTGCGACCAAGACGTTATATACTTCTTAGACCACGACATGTGGTCAGTTGATTACCTTCGTGATTTCCAAACTGTGGACATTGCTAAAGAAGGTGACTCAGACAAGAAGATGCTTCTAGTTGAGTACGGTCTACGTTGTGGCAACGAAGCTGCTAACGGTAAGATTAGATACACTACTGGTTAATATAACCAACTACCACCCTAGGCAACTGGGGTGGTTTACATTATGGCAATTGATACAAAAATCATAACGAATTTAGACGGAAGCCTTACAGTAGCAAGTAAGCAAGATGATAAGGCAGTCAAGAAAGTAGCTGACTTTAATAAACAAGATAAGTTCAGTGCTGGTACAAGAAACAAATACAAGGGTGACTCACAGTTTTCACACCGAGTAGCAAGAATACCTCTGATTGTAGTAGAAAAAATGATGAGGGAAGGTGTGTGGGGAAACCAAGAAAAAATGAAAGAGTGGTTAAACCACCCAGACAACGCTCCTTGGAGAACTACTAAAGGAAAAGTATAATGGCATTAAGTACATTTACAGAATTAAAAGAGGCAGTAGCAGATTGGTTAGATAGGTCAGACTTGACCGCAAGAATACCAGACTTTATTGCACTAGCAGAAGCTAGGATAAATAGGGAGCTACGCATTCGTCCTATGGAAGTAAGAAGTACAATGTACACTACAGCAGACCAACAGTATTTTCAACTGCCGGGTGGTTACATTCAAATGCGTAACATACAACTAAACACAAACCCAACCACACCTCTTGAGTATATTACACCAGAGATGCTAGATAGATTATATGGCAGTACCACAACGGGTAAGCCAAGAGCCTATACTTTGATTGGAGACGAGATTCAGCTAGCACCTATACCTGACTCAGCCTACCAAGTAGAAATGGCTTTCTACGAGAAATTTACAGCACTGGGTGATGGCACATCAGGTACTGTAACAAGCAACTGGCTAACTACAAATGCACCAGACGTTTTACTGTACGGTGCTCTTATGGAAGCAGAGCCTTTTATAAAGAACGATGAACGCATACCTGTATGGCTAAATGGATATAGCAATGCAATAAACAAATTACAACAGCAAGACCAAAGGGATAGACACTCTGGTTCTGCAATGAGAGTAAGAAATATATATTCTGGTGTTGAGGGTAGAAACTAATGGCACAAAGCACTTGGTCAGCAGATACAGCAACTTGGACTAATACTGTTTATATATGGAGTAATGACACATACCAGTCTACTGCAACTTTAGCAGGTAATAGTAGTATAACATCTAGTGCGGTGGCTTTGTTTCCATCAACAGCGACTCTAGCTAGTTCACTAGGTTCTGTAACAGGGGAAGATAAAGACACTAATGTAACTTCATTGCTTAATCTAGAAACTGCAATGACTAGCTCAGGTGCTGTAGCTATACCTGTTACTGCAATATTAGATACCGAATTAGGAGATTTTAAAACAAACATAAACTTTGAAGAAAGTGTTACTTTGTCTGCTACAACTAGCACTTCTTCAGATAATAGCTTCTTGTGGAATAACATAGAAGAAGACGAGGATACACTTTGGACAAAGATAAGTGACCCAGATAATTAATATACAGGAGTAAATAATGGCATTGGAAGATGTAAATTTAGGGCTTGCTAACTATTGGAAAGTTACTTGTCTTGACAAAGACGGAAACGTCAAATGGGAAGAAAACAAAAAGAATATAATTGTTACAGCAGGATTAAACCATATTCTTGATACACAATTTCACGCAGGAACACAAGTAACTACTTGGTACATAGGTCTTAAGGGTGCTGGTACTCCAGCTGCTGGTGATACTATGGCATCACATTCTAGTTGGGCAGAGATAATAGATTACTCTGGCAATAGAAAAGAATGGACTGAGGGAGCTGCTTCATCTGGTAGTATGACTAACAGCTCAAGCGTAGATTTTTCAATTAATGGCACAGCCACAATAGCAGGTGCTTTTCTAAACACAGCAGCAACTGGAACAGCAGGTACACTATACGGTGTAGTTGATTTTAGTTCTTCAAGAGCAGTAATCTCTGGTGACACGCTACAGGTAACGGTAACAGTAACAGCTGCTTCAGCATAAAGGAGTAGAGAATGGCTTTAGAGGATTTAACAGGTACTAAGTACATAGATGACCTCGTAGCGACTAACCCAGCAGCAGGCGATAATGTCTCTGAGGGCGATGACCATATACGAGGAATCAAAAATGTACTTAAGACTACATTTCCTAGCATTGATGGTGCAATAACTGCAACAGACACTGAGCTTAATTATGTAGATGGTGTTACTAGTAATGTGCAGACACAACTTAATGCTAAATTTGCTACAGCAGGTGGTACTTTAACAGGTGCTGCCCAAGGCTCTACTGATACTGATACAACAAACACAGGCTCAGTCACACTAGACTTTAGCACTAATCAAAACTTTGTACTTACACTTACAGGTAATGTAACTCTAGCCAATCCTACTACGGAAACAGTAGGACAGTCTGGCTTTATCACATTCATACAAGATGGCACAGGTGGTCGTACAGTAGGACTAGGCACAGACTATGAAACTGCTGGAGGTGCTGGACTGACACTAACCTCTACAGCTTCGGCAACTGACATTGTTCCTTATGTTGTAGTTGCTTTAGGAAGAATTTTACTAGGAACTCCACAACTGGCTTTCGCATAATATGGCAATAGGTTCACCACAATGGATGTACTCCTCAGGGAGTTATGAGCTAGAGCAGAGTCTTAGATACGAAGATGGAAAAAGTCCATCTTTAGAGTGGACACCTAGTTCTAACGGTAATCGTAAAACTTGGACATATAGCACTTGGTTTAAACGAGGCAATGTTAATTCTTCTGCTACTAGAGGAATGTTATTATCAGCATATGAAAACAGTTCAAACTACACTTATATTGGTTTTGATGATGGCGGTGGTGGTTATGATAGAATTCGTGTTTATTCTTTAGAAAGTTCTATACCAAAAATTGATTTTGAAAGCACCGCACAATTTAGAGATGTTTCTGGATGGTATCATCTTGTAGTAAGCGTTGACACTACACAAGGAACTTCTAGTAATAGAGTTAAAATTTATGTTAACGGTGAGCAAATAACTGATTGGGCAACTTCAACTGAACCTTCGCAAAATTATGACACAGTAGTTAGTAAAACTATTAGACATAATATTGGTTCATATGTTCAAAGCAGTAGTTTTTATGACGGTTATTTAGCAGAAGTAAATTTTATAGATGGACAGCAACTTACCCCAGCAGATTTCGGAGAAACAGGTACATACGGTGAATGGAAGCCTATAGAGTATTCAGGCACTTATGGTACTAATGGATTCTACCTACCGTTTAAACAAGACTATACAGTAGAAGGTATGAGTACGGTTACTTATAAGGGTAATGGTGGTACACAATATATAGGTGGTACTGGATTTCAGCCTGATTTAGTATGGATAAAACAAAGGTCAAATGCTGACAGTAATGTTGTATTTGATGCAGTTAGGGGTGTACATAAAAGATTAGTAACAGACTCTACTCCTGCTGAAGCAGACTGGACAAGTGTTGATAAAGGATTAGATGTTTTTAGTTCTGATGGGTTTACAGTTAAAGATGATTCTGTTGGTAACTATTCTGTTAATAGGAATGGTGGCACATTTGTAGCTTGGAACTGGGATATGGGTGGCTCTAATGCTACTAACACTAACGGAACTATTACTTCAACTGTCAGAGCAAATCCTACTTATGGACAGAGTATTGTTTCTTATACTGGTAATGCTACTGCTGGTGCTACTGTAGGTCACGGATTGTCATCTGCACCTGAGATGATAATTCATAAAAATAGAAGTGCTGTTGATGATTGGTCAACTTGGCACACAGAACTTGGTACTGGAAAAAAATTATTTTTAAATGGAAGTAACGCTTCTAGTAATACTAGTAACTATCCCACATTACCGACAAGTTCTTTGTTTTATGTAGGTGCTGGGGTTGAAGTTAATGGCTCTGGTAATAATATGATAGCCTACTGTTTCCATAGTGTAACTGGGTATAGTAAGATTGGAAGTTATACTGGTTCAGGTTCAGGTGGCTCACCAACAATAACAATAGGTTTTAAACCAGCTTTCTTTTTAGTAAAAAATGCTAGTGCTGTTGACAATTGGAGATTGTATGACAATACTAGAACTACAAATTTAGGTGAAACAATTCTATATCCAAACCTAAGTGTTGCTGAAGATTCTAGTTCTGATTCTGCAAACTGGCACTATACTGTAACTGATACAACAATTACTCCAAAAGGGAATAATAACAACGCTTCAGGTAATACTTTTATTTATATGGCTTTCGCTGACACACGAGAGTACGCATACTGGCTAGACCAAAGTGGTAACAATAATGACTGGACAAGTAATAACCTAACAGAGTCAGATATATCTGTTGATAGTCCTACAAATAACTTTGCTACGCTTAATCCTTTGGAGGAAGATAGTACAACTACAACATTTTCTGAAGGTAATTTACAAGCAACTATTCCAGTATCAGCTTCAACTGGAGAGGCTTATTCAACTATTGCTCAAAGTTCGGGTAAATGGTATTGGGAAGTCTACTATAAAAGCAGAACAGCAACTGGAGATTTTCTGCAGTTAGGCTTACAAACAACAGATGAATCAAAGTTATACCATATACGAGGTTCAGACGGAGAGCGTTGGGATAACGGCTCGCCAAGTGCAGGAACTTCTACAAGATATACAACAGGGGATGTAATAAGCGTTGCTGTAGATTTAGATAATGGCAAGTGGTATATTGCAACTAATAACACTTGGCAAGATGCTGGTAATGGTACTGGCAATCCTACATCTGGAACTGGGCAGGTTCATTCAAGTCTTAGTGGTGAATTTGAGTTTTTTGCAGGTAATGCCTCAGGTTCTGGAAACCATATTTTTGTAGCCAACTTTGGTCAAGACTCCTCATTCGCTGGTAACAAGACAGCACAAGGCAATCAAGACTCTAATGGCATAGGTGACTTCTACTACACACCACCTACAGGTTTCTTAGCTTTATGTACAAAAAACTTGCCAGATGTAGATGTTGTACCTAGTGAGCATTTTAATACTGTGCTTTATAGTGGTACTGGTAGCAATCAAGATATTACTGGTGTTGGTTTTAGTCCAGCTTTTGTTTGGGCAAAAGACAGAACTTTAGCTGCCAGTCATATGTTAACTGATAAAGTTAGAGGTATTTATAAAACAATGAACTCAAATAGTACTGAGAGTGAAAGCTCATTGGTTACTGCTTTGAGGTCTTTTAACTCAGATGGGTTTAGTGTTGGTAGTAATGCAAATATAAATGACAACGGTAGTAACTATGTAGCTTGGAACTGGAAAGCAAACGGTAGTGGCTCATCTAATACTAATGGCTCTATAACTTCTACAGTTAGTGCTAATACAGATGCTGGGTTTAGTGTTGTTAGTTATACTGGTGGTGGAGCAGCAGCAACTATAGGACACGGTTTATCTTCTGCACCAGAGATGGTAGTTGTTAAAAGAAGAGAGTCTGGTGGTTGGATAGTAGGTCACGAGTCAGCTGGATGGGGTTATAGAATGAATTTTGAAAGTACAGCAGCAAAAGCTTTAGCTTCTTGGGCGTGGAATGATACTGCTCCTACATCTAGTGTATTTAGTGTTGGTAGTGATAATGATTTAAGTGCTTTAGGTGGAACATATATAGCCTACTGTTTCCACTCTGTAGATGGCTACTCTAAGGTCGGTTCATATACTGGAAATAATAATGCTGATGGTGTATTTATTTGGACAGGATTCAGACCAGCTTGGGTGATGGTGAAGAGAACTGATAATGCTGAGAATTGGGTACTTTATGATAATCTTAGAGCAGGATACAACGCAGATAATGATTATGTATTACCTAATAGTTCTG